ACATCGGGTTGCGGTGCCGCCAAGTTCCCGAGGTTTCTGTTCTCGGGTGCGCCGTAGTATTGGTAATGGCGCAGAGCTTCAATTTCAGTGTCAATTCCAGCAGCACCCAAGTCTTGGTTAGCGCTCAAGTATTTCTGGAAATCGAAGTCTTGAGGTCTTTGATTTGGGTCTACGGACAAGCCCGTCATCCAGTTGTCTTGTAAATTTGCCATGCTCATCTCCCGCCGATTACGGCAGTCTTGATACAAAGTTGACCGTCAAAATAACAGACGGAATTGCGGGTCTGGTGGGGCTCGTGTTTGCGGCGTAGTGCTCCAAGAACACATCGACGCTGCTGGCCCACCACTTAATTGTTAGGTATTCCGTGTCCGGGTTGGTGACGGTGAAGATGCCGGAAATTGCTGGGACGATGTGCGTCCACACGGAAGCGCTCTTTCGGGCGGGTATGTCATACCGCGTGTTGGACAGCGGATAGTTCGCGCCGTCGTAGCCCGCCCAAACCTCAAACGTCTGTTCATCATTGCTGCGGTTGGTTACCTGCAGCGAGAACGTCACCAGATATTGGCCAGCGGCGTCAAACCAAATCTGGTTTCCGCTGCGAACCTCCACGCCCTGCGTAATCACCGGCTGGTTGTACGAGACAATGTTCTCCGACGTGATGCCCGCGCTGGTCTGATCTTGATCGCTCATCAAGAGGGCGTGAGGATTTTGGATCGCAGTCCCGCCATCAACCCCAAGCAGCGAGTTGATTACCCCCGAGACGCGGTTGAAATACAGGCGCAACACGTTCGTGAGTTGATCCACGAACTGCGCCCCATATGACTGCGGGGCAAGTGGCAGCGCCGGGGGTGGAATTTTCTGGAGCTCTGGCATGTCTACCGCCTGCCATCCGGGCGCAGATCAAGGCGCGGTGCCCCGAGTTGCCACGTCACACCAAGCCCATCGCTCTCGACCTTCACGGACATCTGACGTGCCCGCACCCGGGTGAAAATCTGGCCGGTGAATTCTTCAATCGGCAGAACTGCGGTGCGCGTGATGGGCCTGTTGTTCTCACCTCCCACCGAAGGAGGCGTGGTGTACCCAGAACCCGAGTTCTTCAGAGGCTGCATGTACATCCGGGCCGTAGGGGACGCGGCGTCAGACCCACGGAACGTAATGTCCGGCAGGACGCGGTACAGGAACATGAAGTTGTGCCCGTCGTCCAAATCGAATTCAGCGGACGTGATCGTTGCAGTGATTGGCGTGGGCATGGCCGTGGAGTTGTCGTCCACACCAGACTCGTGGTTCACGATGTTGTTCACATACGTCGCGGCAATGGGGTAGTCCCGCAGGCCGGAGTCCAGCCATGCTGTGCGGCCCATGGTGCCGTAGTACCAGATGTCTTCGAGGTAGTTGTAGACGACGTACTTGTCCACCACCTGAGACCCTGCAGAGCAGTAGAACCACCAGACCTCATTGAAGCCCTCGTTCGTTCCTGCAAACACCTGCGAGTACTGGTCTTTGTCAAGATCAGAAAAGATGTACTGGCGCAAGTCGCAGCGCAAGGTTTGGACCCGACCGTCGTACTTGTAGAACTTGTCCACGCCCATCCAGAACGTGACCCCGGATGCGATGGTGACGGCGTTCTGACTGACGATGGAGGTGTTGTCGGCCAGCAATGTTGCGCCCCACACAGCAGGTGGCCCAAGGTATTGCATGGCATACACAGCGTTGTCGGTGAACACAATGATCTCTTGGCGCGACTGAATGGCCGTGATGATTTCTGAACCCCGAGATAGCTGCAAGCTACCCGCTTGGTTTGTTGCCGCTGGCGTCCAGTTTATTGCGCTCTCTTGGTCGGACCAACGGATCAACATCGGGTTTTGGACGGCGCTTCCATAATCATTGCAGCCAAACGCCAGCACGAAGCGGCTCACATCCGAAACCAGAATGGTGTTCTGCACCGTGGGCACATCCGAAGCGCCGAGCGCATTAGCCAAATTGGTTGCCCGGGTTCCTGTGCCAGCCGAAGAATCCCAGTAGTAAATGGCTCCGCCTCGTGGCCCGAAGATCAGGTCTTCGCCAAAGTTGAACTGGCTCCACAGCCGCAGGGTTTCCAAGGACGAAGTGCCCGTTCCCCACACACCAGTTCCCCAGCCGCCCGCACCCCAGCCGACCACGGGAACCGCAAACTCAAAACCCGTATTGATCTGGTACGCTGCAACAACCGAAGCCCCGCCGCCCGGGGAGCCGGATACGTCCGTGGCGTTGGCGGTGGCCGAGACGGTGATGGTGTACGTGTTCGCGTTTACCACGGTGACTTGGTACTCTGCGTTGAGCACGCCTGCCGTGATGTTGCCGCCAAGCCCCACAGCCCCACTGAAGGTTACAAAGTCCCCAGTGAAGCAACCATGAGCCGTGTCTGTGACGGTGATGACGCTGGAGCCCAGAGTAGCGACAAACGGGTTGTTATTGATGGTTCCGGGTGTTCCACGGATCGGCGTGATGTCATAGTACGAGCCGCCGCTCTCGATGTAGAACTTGAGGTTCGTACCCACGCCCAGCAGATTGGCCCCGCCCAACGTCACCCAGTTCCAAAGCGACCGGCATACACCAAGGAAGGAGTTTGCCGAGATGCGATCCCAGCCGCCGATCTTTTCGGGAGTGCCAGAGCGAAAGCGAACCTTGTCGCAGTCGTACCAGCCAGCCGAATATGCGCCGTTGACCCCTGTGGGTCCGACGTTTTCCGACAAATATCTGGTGTTTTCTCGGCTTACACCCGGCCTGAACAGGATTTTCTTGAGTGGCATCGTTTACCTCAGCTTTGTGGCATTTTCGCACTTAACTCAGGAACAGCGCAATCTCGGCCTCTCGGCGCTTGACCAGCCCGGGGAGAACCTTGCCGCCACCCTTGGTCCAAGCCCGGAACGCATCGGCTGCGCCATCCCAGTCACGCCGGTTTGCCTTCATTCGGATGGTGCTGCGCTGGAGGTTGCCTAGCCCGAAATTGAAGGATATAGAGACCAGAGCGTCAAAGCTGCCTTGACGCCCAACCACGCCGGGAACAAGACGAAGAACACCCCGTTCAAAAGTTCCGACATCAACTCGGAATAATTCGTCGATCTCTTCTTTCGTCCAAACACGGTTGTCCTCCGGTTTCAGTGGGAACTCACTGCGGATCATGGGGATGTCCTCTTTGGTCTTGCCCGGTGGCCGGACCATGGGAAGCCTGATCTGCTCTTGGTACAGGACGTGGCCGTAGCCAATCGTCCAGATGTGTGCAGGGCAAAGGTAGGGCCGAGAGCGTTTGCCCTCGAACCGGTGCATCAGGTCTTCGCCTGCCTTGCTCAGTTTCACTTCTTGCTCCAGCCGCGAGAGCCGAACCAGAAACCGATGATGCCGCCCAGCATTGCCATTTCGTCAGCACTGAAGATCAGGTCGGCGTACTTGATGACGTCATCAATGCTGGTGATTAGGCCGGGGTGGTTCCACAGATACCAAGCCATGAAGGCGTTGATCAAAACCAGCTCCAGCACGAAGATATAGGTCACCGTGGGGCGAACAGTTCCAACGTAGTTGGAAACCCATGTGGAGGCCTTCTCAAGCACCTTGGCGTCATGCTCAAGAGCCGCCTCGGTCATCCGGGCGTCGGTCTCCATGGCAACTTGATCGGTGCGGACCTCTTCGATCTTCAGTTGGGCGGCAAAACCCTGCGCGGCCATAGCCAGCTCACGCTCGTTTTGAAGTGCAGCCAGCCGAAGCTCGTGCGCTTGGTCGGCCTTGTTCTGGAAGAATTCCAGAAGTTTTGGGAGACCGGAGATCAGCAAACCCCCAAGAGTTGAAAACAGTGAAAGCATCAATGACCCCTTTTAACAAGCATGTTTGCTGCAATGTCCAGCATGGAGTGGACGTGCTCCATGTTCTGCGGCTGCTCTACCCAGCCAGCCGTAATCTGCCCAATGAACCTGCTGCGATCTGGCGGTATGCTGATACGGCAGGTGAACGAAACGCCCTGCGCAATATACCAAATGCCCAACTCCGACTGCGCCCTCAGATATGGACTGCACGGCGTCTCACCCGCCATCAACTTCACCACGTCGTTGTTGTTTGCCACGTTTGTTGTGAACAGGCCAACATCCAAACCTTCCATCTCTTTGCTGCGCCCATCCTTTGTGTAAAGTCGGTGCAAGACCCGAGTGCCAAAAATTGGGTTGACCTTGAAGATGGCAACAAACTTGGCGTCGGTCTGTTTGAACAAAACACTTGCCGCATCGTCAACCCGATCTTCATGGATCACGGGCATCTTTTTGTTCTCTTGGTAAGCACCAATCAACACCGTCTGGTTCTGCCAGACAAAGTACCCGGCAAACGCAACCAGACCCATAACGAGGATGGCGACCAGCTTAAAGGGCGAATCAACATAAGCCAGCACCTTGTCCAGCACGCCAAGAGCTTTATCGCCAGAATCCGCCATTCAAACTCCAGATCAACACTTTGGCGCACCACACCGCCAGCCCAACAATAAGGGCCGCTGCAAAGAATGCTACGGCCCAGTCTTTCATGGCACCGTGGCGGGGGTGGTTGTGGTCGTTGTGGTGTTGGTGCTGGTCACCACAGTTGGAGTAGCCGTATTGTCAGTAATGCCGCCACCAGCAAGGCGACCACTGTTGCCAGAGTTTGACCCACTGTTCGCTCCTATTGAGTAAGAACCTGCACCGATCACGCCTGTGCCGCTCAAGGTCACATTGGCCGCTGGCGCTTGAATCTGCGAGGCGATGCCCACGAACGCTGCGTTGGTGCTGATGCCCAGAGCTGTAGCGTTGTCGGATTGACGCATGCCCAAGCTGGTCTGTTTGTTGACTGTGTACACCTGACCGATGGTTGGCAGCAACAAGCCGGTCCACTGCATGGCGTAATCAGCCCATGACTTGGGGGCGTTGATCTGCGCGTTCTGCTGGCCCCCACCCATTTGCAAGGACATGACAGCAGCGACTTTGGCTGTGGTGTCACCTTGCCGAGCGATGTCAGCAAGGGCTTGGAAACGTGCTGTTTGGGCTGCTGCTTGCGCTTTGTGGGCGTCAGCGTAGGCTTGGTACTCAGAGTTGGTTGCGCAGCCGGTCAGGGCCACGGCGCAGAGGATGGTGGCGATCAGTTTCATACGTTCTCTCCAGAAAGGCTGCGTGCAAAGGACTCTTCGGCACCGGCAGG